GATAATATCTAACAATTAAGCCCAGAGTAATCTGGGCTTTTTTGTTGATATTTATACACAAATAATAAGTCATGACAGATTTCAATCGAAGTGAGGAGGCAAAAAACATCTTTAAAGAAAAAAGAAAGCCTAAAAATCCAATTAGTTTTAAAATACAACTAAACGAGGAACAAAAAGAAGCAAAACAAGTCATCTTAGACAATCCAGTCACGTTATTAAAAGGTATGGCTGGATCAGGTAAAACATTAGTTGCCTGTCAAGTGGCTTTAGATTTAATGTTTAGAAAAGACATTGAACGAATTATCATTACACGACCTACAGTCGCGAAAGAAGAAATAGGTTTCCTACCAGGCGATTTAAAAGAAAAAATGGATCCATGGTTAGCTCCTATTTATGCTAACTTACATATGTTGTATGATAAGACTAAAATAGAAAAAATGGTAGCAGATGGTCAAATTGAAATTGTACCATTTGCATTTATGCGAGGTAGAACATTTCCAGACGCGGTAGTAATAGTAGACGAATGTCAAAATATTACTCATGGTCAAACTGAAATGATATTAGGTCGTTTAGGTAAAGGTGGAAAAATGATATTTTGTGGAGATATCACTCAAACAGACTTAAAACAAAAGAAAGATAGTGGTATTGGTTTTTTTACTTGTTTAGAAGCAGATATTAAAGGAGTAAAAGTAATAACATTAAAAACAAATCATCGTCATGAGATTGTAGAACCTATACTTAAACTATACTCAGATTATAGAGATTAATATTTATTATTAAAACACAATGGCAGATTTAACAGTGCAAATTAATGAAAAAATAACCTTAGATGGTAATGATAGAGGAGTATATACTACTCAAACTATAACTGGGGTTAATAATATTGATAATAGAATATTAAATATCCCAACAGGTTCATATACTCCTTTATTTTATTTTGACCCATCTAATATAGATGCTGGTACTTTCTCTACAGGTAGTTTTAAATATGGAAGGATAACTAATAAATCATCATCAGTCCCAATTCAAGTAAGAATATCTACAAATGATATACAAAATACATCATTTATTGTAACCCCTGGTAATTCATTTTTCTTATCAACCACAGCTATTACTGGATCAAGCCCTGGAAGTGATGTATTTGTATTTGACCAATATGTTTATTATATATCTGTATCACCATCAGGTTCATCATCTAAAATTGAATATTTTATAGCAACTACATAATATGAATATCCCTATATATCCTGGTTCTAGTTCATTTGTCCCTGGAAATACTCCATTTGGATTTTATGACTATGATTTTCAATTTCAAATTGACGCTGATAAAGTAACCACATTTGTTGCTCGTCGATTAGGGTATCCTATTATGGAAGTTGAATTACAAGATTTAAACTTTTACGCAGCTTTTGAAGAAGCAGTTACTATATATGGTAACGAACTCTACGCTTATCAAGTGCGAGATAATATGTTATCACTAGAGGGTACATCTGCCGATGCAAATGTAAATAACGCGCTTATCTTACCTAATATGTCCACAGTAATACGTTTATCACAACAGTATGCTTCAGAAGCAGGTGTAGGTGGGACTGTTACTTATTATAGTGGAGCTTTAGCTTTAACACCAGGTGTCCAAGAATATGATTTAAATGAATGGGCTGTAAGTCAAAGTATAGAAGGTGGAATTGAAATTAAAACCGTATTTTACCAAAACTTACCAGCGGTAAGTCAAATGTATGCTCCATTTGGAGGATTTGCGGGATTAGGTGGAGTTCCAGCTGCTGGTTTATATGGTGGAATGTATGGTGGAGGATATGGAGGTGGATATTTAATGATGCCTGTAGCGTATGACGCTGCTGTAGTTCAAGGTATAGAATTAAGTAACATAATTCGTTTATCAGCTTACATATTTAATATTATAAATAATCAAATAAAAATATTCCCAGTACCATCAGACTCAGACGCTAGAGGAGGATTTTTATGGTTTGAATATATTAAAGACTCAGAAAGAATAAATAATAGTATTATTCAACCTAGTGGAAGTGATTACATAGTTACAAATCCCTCTAATGCCCCATACCGTAACCCAACATATAGTCTAATAAACTCAGTTGGTAGACAATGGATATATGAATATTGTTTAGCGTTATGTAAAGAAATGTTAGGATATGTTCGTGGAAAATACTCTACAGTTCCTATTCCTGACCAAAACATGACATTAAATCAAGCTGATTTATTAGCTTCAGCTACAACAGATAAAGCGGCGTTAATAGAGAGATTAAGATTATATTTAGATGATATGTCTAAAAAATCACAATTAGAAAGACGCTCACAAGAAAGTGAATTTCTAAGACAAGAAATTAGTAATGTACCAATGACAATATTTATAGGATAATGGCACTATTTGGAGGAGCAAGAGATATTTCAATGTTTAGAAAAGTCAACCGTGAGTTGTTAGGGGATATTGTCACTCAACAATGTGCCTTATACCGACATGTTTTAGATAAAAACAAAGTAAATATGTATGGTGAAGCATCTGGAGGTAAATTTTTCCTTCCACCTGTATTATTAAACTCTTTAATTACAGTAGCGGATAATACAAGTCCTACAAGTGAATTCGGTGTTGATTTTGATTGGAGTATTAAAGTAGCATTTTTAAGAGATGATTTAGTAGATGCTAATGTTCATCCTGAAGTTGGAGATGTAATTTTATATCAAGAGTCATATTTTGAAATTGATAATACAAACATTAAACAATTCTTTGCTGGTAAGGATCCTGATTATCCATATTCTCAAAACCCATTAAACCCAAATCTTCAAGACTTTGGATATAATGTAAGTGTAGTATGTGAAACACACTATATACCAGCAGATCGTATTAATATTATTAAACAAAGATTATAATGGCTGAAGTAAAAAAACCAATACCTAAAACTCAAAGAGAAATAAGTATTTCTTTACAAGAGCCATATAGACCTCCTGCTGGTGCAGTAGGTTTTCCATATATAGGAAATCCTAACAACACTCCCCCAGAAAGAGAATTTAAAGTTTCCTTTAGAGACGATGAAGTAAAACCATTTTCAGTTAGTATAGAAGATCTAGACTGGGCTATAATGTATTATTTTCAAAATGTAATTAAACCATCTGTAATACAAAATGGAGAAAGGATACCTGTACCAATAATATATGGTTCTCCTGAAAAGTGGAAATCATTCCAAGCTGATGGGTACTATAGAGATTTACAAGGTAGAATAATGGCCCCTCTTTTAATGTTTAAAAGAGATAATATAGAAAAAGTAAGATCTATAGCTAATAAATTAGACGCTAATTCTCCTGTAAATTATGGTGTAATGAAAAAACCATATAGTAGCAGAAACTCTTACAGTAATTTTAATATATTAAATGATATTGTTCCTGAAAAAGAGTTTTACGCTGTTGTAATCCCAGACTATGTAACAGTAACATATAGTTGCGCTGTATTTACTTATTACATGGACCAGTTAAATAGAATTATTGAATCGGTAGAATATGCTTCTGATGCGTATTGGGGTGATCCAGAACGTTTTCAATTTAGAGCTATGATTGATTCATTTGCTTCTACAACTGAATTATCTGATGCAAAAGAAAGAATAGTTAAAAGTACGTTTACTATAAAAATGAACGGACATATAATTCCTGATATTCTTCAAAAGGATCTTAATTCTATAAAGATATTTAATGGACCAACATCTATTAATTTTACTTCTGAAACTGTAGCTAATATTGGTAAATTTAGTCCACCAAGAACCTATAATCCACCTGCTCCACCTCCTCCACAACCTCCACTCCCACCAGTATTATATTCTTTTTCTCCTGCTTTTTCTAATGCGTTTAATACATTTAACCCATAAAATGTTATATTTATAATAAAATAATTTATGGAAACAAAAGTTTTATCACAAGAAGAAATTCAATCGTTAAAGAATTTTAGATTATCAAGAATATCAACTTTAGAGCAATTAGGAGCTTATGAGTTAACTAGTATTGAAATAGAGCAACAAAAGTTAAAAACAAAAGAAGATTTTTTAAAATTGTTAAAAGAAGAAGAAGAATTTAGCAATAGACTTCAACAAAAATACGGTAATGGAACTATAGATATTGATAAAGGAGAATTTATTAGTTCTATATGATTTTGACACCCTTTAAGATATTTATAATAAAAACAAAACACAAATAAAAACATGGCAGAGATCTTAATATCACCAGGTGTATCAGCGATCGAAAATGATCAATCACAAATCACCCAAGGTCCAGTCGCAGTAGGGACAGCCATTATAGGCCCAACTGTAAAAGGACCAGTTGAAATTCCAACAATTGTCACTTCTTATAGTGACTATAAAAATAAATTTGGTACATCCTTACTTAGTGGAAGTAGTGTTTACACTTACTTTACTTCTATAGCAGCGTACAATTATTTTCAAAATGGAGGAGAATCATTATTAGTAGCTAGAGTAGTTAGTGGTTCATTCACACCCGCTACTAGTTCTACTATTACTAACACTGTAACAGCAACCCCAGGAGCATTTGCAACTGCTTCAAAAGCATTAGCTGCTTTAGCGGACCCAATTAGTATTGAATTTAGAATTGTAGACAATAGTTCAAATACTTATAGATTTTTACCTACAGCTTCTGGTAACTACCAAGATGATACAGATGGAAAATTATATTTCTTTGCTAGTGGAGCTTTAGCAACAACTATATCTAACTTAGCAACTAAAATATCTGGTGTGACAGCTTTAGGTGTTACAGCTACAACTAGTACAACTACATTAATATTATCTGGTTCAGCATCTGGATCAGTTTATAACGGATATACATTCCAAACAGGATCAGTTTCATCATTCTCAACCCAAGCAACATTAGCTGGAGGTGTAGATGGAATTGGTAGTAACGCTTT